TTATTATTTTTATCTAGATTAGGCAAATTAAATAAATTTGGATCATTATGATTATATTTACCAACTAAATATTTATAGGGGTCTAACAAAGGTGCCATCTTAAAAAATACCTTTTGGGTTACATGAAAATTTTCTTCATCCAATATATTTTTAATTTTACATGTAAATATACCGTTTGAATCAGTTTCATTTTCCTTATATTTTATGTCCTTTACATCATAAATTGACCATGTATTATTCAAATTAATTGAATTATAGTTACTATTATTTAATGAAAAAAATCTATCATAAATTGGAATATAGTTTTGGGGATTAGAAATGGAAATGTGGCCGTTAGTTTGAAATTTATTAAACAAGTTAATATTCTTGTGCTTTTGATAATTTACAGTTATCATTATTAGCTAATAAAAATATAATTAAAGATAGTATTTAACTTATTTTATTCAAAAAATATAATCCTAAATATTTTGATAGATTTTTATAATTTTTATAATTTTTAAGTTATATATTGTTAGTTATAGATTATTTAGAAATATAATTCCCTTAATACGTTAAAATCATTATTTATTTTAATATAAATATATCAGTAATAATTATGAATCTTGAGCTAAAGAGATTTGATATGAAAAGTATTAGTTTCAAACCAAATGAATCTAAAGGTCCTGTGGTTGTTTTAATTGGAAAACGTGATACAGGTAAAAGTTTTTTAGTCAGAGATTTATTATACTATCATCAGGATATTCCTATCGGAACTGTTATATCTGGGACTGAAGAAGGTAACGGATTCTATGGCAAATTAGTCCCTAAATTATTTATTCATAATGAATACAATACAGCAATTATTGAAAATATATTGAAAAGGCAACGTCAAGTTCTTAAAGAAATAAAACGTGAAATGGAGCAGTTTAATAGAAGTACTATTGATCCTAGAGCATTTGTTATTTTAGATGACTGCTTGTTTGATAACACTTGGGCTAAAGATAAAATGATGCGTCTCCTCTTCATGAACGGTCGTCATTGGAAGATTATGTTAGTTATTACAATGCAATTCCCTTTAGGCATTCCACCTTTGCTAAGAACTAATATTGATTATGTATTCATTTTAAGAGAAAATATTATAGGAAATAGAAAACGTATTTATGAACATTATGCTGGTATGTTTCCAACATTTGAGTCATTTTGTCAGGTAATGGATCAATGTACCGAGAATTATGAGTGTCTAGTAGTTAATAACAACTCAAAATCAAATAAATTACAAGAGCAAGTATTCTGGTATAAAGCTGATCCACATGGTGAATTCAGATTAGGTTCAAAACAATTTTGGGAATTATCTAAACAAATAAATGATGATGATGATGGAGAACAATATGATCCAAATAGTTTAAAGAAAAAAAGCACAGGACCACGTATTGCGGTAAAAAAGAGTAAATGGTAGAAAATACAAGTTGTTTATAAAATAATAAACAACTTGCTTCTGAACCATCAGAAGCAAAAAATACAATATAGGACATAAAATAATTTACATTATACACTTTTAATATCAACCATTTCATATTCAGCAATACCATTCTTAATAAATTGTTTTTCATTTAATAATATTCTTACAGTATAAACTTTAGTTAGTTCAGAATAAACAACTCGCAATAAAGCAATATCCATTTGGGAAATAGTTACAACAATAAACATTGTGCTTGTTAAACTATTAATAACCCACATAGTATTTGTTAAAATTTGAAGTTCATTTTTAGTAAAATCTGTTATAACCCTTTTATCTGGATTATAAACATTAAATCCTAAAATTGGTCTTGATATATCATTTACAATTACTCTAACAATTTCAATTATACATAAGTACAATTGTAAAACTATATATTTTTTATATGTATTTATTTTTACACTTAATATAAATAGATTTTCATTTGGACCAAAATTAAAATATGTATTATCATGTTCTTTTAAAAATATTATTGATACTACTATAAGTATAAATAATATTAAATTTATAAAAACACAATGGTGTAAACGCTTATTATTTGTTTTGTTCATTTGTCGTAAATATTTGTATTAATTAAATAATAATTATTTTATTCAATTTTTTATTTTATTAGTCGTTTTACTTAGAAAAAGGTCCAGATTTCAATTGACTTTGACCATGATCTGTCTCACCAACCACAATATTATCTGACTCAAATAATTCCTTACGAATATCAGCAGTTGTAATATTATCTTGCTCCAATGCCTTTTCAGTTGAAGTTTGACCAATACCAACCAAATTTCCTTCTTCATCAATATCTTGCGTAACCTTTGAACCATGTTTCTCAGCATTCTTCTTATTTTCCTCAATAGCTTTTTGCTTTGTTTCCTTAACGCGTTGCTCAAATGCTAATTTAGCAGCACTCTCATTCTTCTTTTTCTCGTTAACAAGTTGATTCAACTCTTCTTCCATGTAATTTACACTTTCAGTCTTCAAAGGCTCAGGATCCCAAGGCAACCACATACCAATTGGTCCAACAAAAATATCAAAATTAGGATCAGATTCTCTCAAAAGCTTAGCACGCATTTCAGCTTCCTCTTGTGTAGAAAAATTACCACGAGCCTTAAATCCACGCATAGATGTTTGGAAATTATTTTTAATATTAAATTTCTTCTCCAACTCACTTTCATTACGATCTAAATAATTTTTGTAATCATCAGAAATTCCTTGAGATACGATTGCTTCACGCTCTTCCTCAATAAACGATTCAAAATCCTTAATAACTTCTTCAAAATGAAGCTTATATTTAAACGAAATAAAATTCAAAAATTGATGAAACTTTTCCATTGATTTATTCATTTCCCAAGACTTTAGGAATTCTTCAAAATAAAATTGCTCGCGTTGTTTAAGAATTTTTTCGGGAGAAATAAAAGAAAAACAGCCAAAATTTTGTCCAGCAATTGGTTTATCTACTTCTAATAAATCAACATATTTAGGATTAGGTGTTCCATCCTTTTTGGTCTTCTTAGTGACATTATTATTTCTTGAAGTCATTTATATAATTTAGTAATCTGTAGTTTTTAAGTTTTAATTTCAATAAATATTATTTTTTTCTTATTAATTTATATAATGTTTGAAATGTTTGACATTGCTGAACTTATTAAGCGTATTGTTAAATATTTAATTGAAGGTTTGATGGTAGCTATTGCCGCTTTTGCTATCCCTAAACGTTCATTAAATATTGAAGAAATTGGTTTGCTTGCTTTAACTGCTGCTGCCACTTTTGCTATTTTGGATACATATATTCCTTCTATGGGTGTTAGCGCTAGATCAGGTACTGGTTTAGGAATTGGTCTTCACATTGCTGGTTTTTAAATTATAAATAATTAAAACATTATATTTTATTAACATAATATAATATAATGGGACGTAAATTAATAAGACGTAAATATAAAAAAGGTGGTGCAGATACTCCTCCTCAACAACAAATAGTAGAAGAAGATGAAAATCCTATGGATATTAGCGGAATATCACAAGCAAGTGATGATGTAAATGTTTTAGATTTAGATGACAATAATAGTAATAATAGTAGTATTATGTCAGCTATTGATATTAATGATTTAATGATTCCAGGACAACAAGACAATTTTGAAGATGATAATGCTCAACTATTTGATATTAATGATTCAAATCTAAGTGGCTATACTAGTCCAGAAGAAGATACTTCTCTTGGCTTTGGTTCTAATTCAGATAATAGTGAATTTCCTTCTTTTGATTCAAGTTTATCTGATGTTTCTCAAGGTGGTAAAAGACGAAGAACTAACAAAAGAAGAAGAAATAATAAAAAGACAATGAAGAGAAAAAGACAAACTAACAAACGAAGAAGATCTAACAAACGAAGAAAAAGAAATATAACTAACAAAAGAAAATAAAGAAAAATTAATAAATAAATTTAATATTTTATTTATTAATTAGATTTATTCTAATTTACTTATAAACTCAAATATATTTATAGCGTGATACTTTTTATTACATTTAAGTATATCTTTTTGGATCTTTTATTATATTTTTGCCAGATTTTTTAGATTTTCTTGTTTTTCTTTTGTTAGTTTTATTCTTTTTTCTGTATGTTTTTGATTTTTTTCTTCTTAAATTCTTTTCTCCCAATTTTTTTCCTCCAAATTTCTTTCCTCCCAAATAATCTTCAATATCATCTTCATCATCAATTGTATTAGGTGTTTCAGTTACTACAGTTGTAACATCACTTTCATCCCAACTATCTAAAATATCATTTAAAGATAAATCTTCTTCATCTTCAAAAGCATCTCCAATTGCTAATTCTATTCCATCTACATATTGTTCAAATTTTGGATTTTGAAGATAATAATCATTAAATAAACGTGTAATTTCCTCATTACTAGGATTAAATTCCGGTATTCTTTCTTGAATCGCATTACGAAAATTGTCAATAAATTCTTCTTTTGTCATATTTCTACCTCCTCTCATATTTTTACCTCCACGCATATACATTATCTTAATATATTAATTTTTATTTAAAAAAAATTGATACAAAATAAATAATATAGTTTATATTATATTATCATAAATATGGAACTTCAAAAGCAATTAACTTTAAACTTAGTAAAGAGCAAATTGTTAAAATATGCTATGTGTTCAGATATTGATAATATAAAAAGTTTATATTATCAATATAATACTGTTTGTAGACCATGGACATTATTAAAAGAAATATTTATTTATTCATGTGATACAATGAACATAAAATTATTGGAGACATTATATGAAATATATACTAATATTGATATATCAATT